CGGACTGCCGGGGAGGCCTTTCGAAATCTGGACATCAGAAATTCCGCGTCGGTAGCAGCGGCTACCTGCATGGTAAAGATGTTGCTTACAAACGCAAGGTCTACCAGAGACTTGTCCACTGATGAGCGCATATTAATTTACAGAGAACACGCTGGCTTGCTTGATCGGTTTGCAGGCGGCGCGAGACGATTGCGAAATTGGGGGGTAAATCCTTCTGTTGAGTTGGGAGTGATGGTTTTGTTGTCCACGCAAAATTACTCTGACGAGCAGATCGTTGGCTGGTTCCAAAACTTTGCCGACGACAAATTTGATGACAATCAACGATTGTTGGCAAAGGCGTTGCGCAACGAAAAAGCCGCTCTTGGAGCTCGAGCTTTTAATACTTGGTGGGTTGCTGGAATCATTATTAAGGCATTCCGCAATAGTATGTCCGGTGTGTCTGCAAAGCAATTGCGGTTTACCTCAGTTGAAAACTACGTATGAAAATTAGACACAGTTCTCTCCCCAAGTTGGCACTATGCGGCCAGTACCAATCCGTACCCGGTGACGCAGGCCCAGCCGCGCAACGAGGAACGCGCCTTGATGCTATATTTCGCGAGGCATGGGTCACCGGTGAAATCCCGCGTGACTTACCTGACGAAGAAGCTGCCGTAGTAATGTGGGCGATTAACGCGCTTTTGCGTTGTCGCACCTCGGACGCGGACATTGTGGCCACTAGCGAGTATCTCTGTAAGGTACGCACTCCCGGCATCGAACACGTTGGCACGGCTGACGCGGTGTGTGTGCATGGACAATGGCACGCTGACCTTAAAACTGGGCAGATTTACGACTATAAGGCCCAAATGGCGGCATACGCGCTGGGCTTGATGCATCAGCATCTCGTTGACCGCTGGACGGCTCATGTGTTGTTTGCTGATCAGCAGAAAATCGTGACATACAACTTTACCTACGCCGAGGCCAATGACATTGTGCAAGCTGCGCTGAAAAACGTCGGAACGGCTCCGAAGATTAACGACTATTGCAGCTGGTGCGCTCACAGTCTAACCTGCCCCGCCCGTGTGGAAGCTAACAAGCAGGCTTTGGCAACCACCGAGGATTCTATGCCTGCACTACTAGCAGATCCAGCGCGGCTTGGTGAGTTTTTGACTCGCTGCCGGACATTTGACGCTTTCCGCGAAGCTGCCGAGGCTGAAGCTCGGCGGTTACTTGGCGAGGGCGTCGAGGTACTTGGGTGGAGGCTTCAAAAGCCGCGCATCAGCGAATTTGTAGATGCCGAGGTGCTGGCAAATGCAGTCAACAGCGGATCGCTAAGCGCAACTGACGTTATTTTGGCCCACGGGCCACTAAGCGCAACAAAGGCTCGCAAACTTTGGGTTGATGTCCCAACGTGCAAAAAAGAATCCAAACCCGCTCTAGTCTCTAACAAATGAAATATCTAGCCATTGATCCCGGCGCAGCCGGTGGCATCGCCTACGAAACCGAGGCAGGCATTGACGTCGTTTCCATGCCGGACACTATCGTCGACTTGGCTGACAAATTCCGAGAATTGAAAGTCGCGGGTGCCTGGGTGGCATTTTTGGAAGAAATTCCAAAATTTTCAGGGCCGAACGGTTCCGCGATGATAAAGCTCGGCATTCGGTACGGAGAAGTTCGGGGGTGCCTTGCTACGCTTGGATTCCGCGTCGTCGAACTGCCCCCAAAGGCTTGGCAAAAAGCCTTAGGCTTAGGCGTTAAAGCCTCCTATGGCACACGTTGGAAAAATCACCTCAAGGAACGCGCTCAAGCGTTGTTTCCCGATCTCAGCGTTACTCTTAAAACCGCCGACGCCTTGTTAATTCTGGAGGCCGGCAAAAAACTCGCAAAATGACAAAACACGAACTCAAGGACAAACACATGAACATGCCATTGCACGAGGTGTGGAAACACACCAGACCTTTAGCCGAGGCTGAGTTCAAAATGCAATTAGGGCTTCGAGGATACGCGGCTGACCGCGAGAGCCTTAAACAAGTCCCAGCGCACGAGATGGAGATTATTGCCAAAGCTTTGGATATATTCAACCAACGCCTATTTGACGAAATCAACCTTTGGGATCACCCGGAACTTTCGGCGAGTCATCTCGCGAAAACGGACAGTCAACCGTTCTAAACGACTAAAACAAAACCACAAAACGTAAATACAGATATGGCAATACTAGCCGCAGAACCAACAAAAGCTCAGAATCGCATCCTTGTTAAAGGATTGCCACCAAAGGGCGGGTACGTCGCAACCTGCATCGATATTGAAGATGAAATGAACGTGCAGCGTCCTTTGTTTGACGATCCGAACACGATGGAGACTGTCAACCTCATCTCATTTTACTTTGGGTTCCGCATCAAAACGGGTGAAATGTTTGCGATCCGCACCAAGCGAATGAAAATCAGCCTGCATGAAAAAAGTGCGTTGTATGCATTTCTTTCGGGGTGGCTCGGCGAAGCTCCAAAGGCAGGATTTGATACCGACGTGCTTAAAGGTGCCGGGGCGCAAATATCCATCATTCACTCGGCGGCGGCGCGTAGCGGACAACTCTATGCCAACATCGCGACCATCTCGCCAGTGATGGACGACCTCAAATCGAGGATCCTAGCGGTGACGCTTTTTGATGGCGTGCTTGCACCAAAAGCGGAAGCAACACCGCTTTCTGCTCCATCTAACGAGCACGACGACATTCCATTTTAAGTAGCAGTCAACGAGGGGTGCGCATTCGTTCCACGCACATTTAACTTTAATTAAAAACATGAAAAACTATTTTGAAATACCACCAGGGATGCAATTTGGAGTCGTTGTTTTATACGACAATGATGGGCAAATTTTAACAGTTCCTTTAGGGAAAGGGTTAACACCGTCAAAAGGAATGGCACTTTTATTGTTAGCATTTGTTTTAATATTAAAACATTTAGAAGAACAACAACCAAAGTTAATTCTAGAAATACGAAAAGGCATTAGAAATTCTCCTCTTGAGACTGTTTGTCAGGGAGTTGTTGAGGCATATTTTTCGCCAGAAAAAAAATAACGCAATGACTGAGGAACAAATCACACAAGCAGTGGCGAGGCAGATGTTCCCGCAGACTGACTGGGAATCCGAAACGCTGGGCTATCTAACGTGTCCAGGCGTGCAGTTACACACGACAAGCGACGGGCGAAAGGACTGCCGAATTACCATCAACGACGGCATTGCGCCGACGGTTCATTGTTGCCACGACTCGTGCCGTGCAGAAATTGAAAAAATCAATCACCAGTTTCGGTCTGCCATTGGGAAGCTCAAAACGGCAACAGCGGGTCAACTTAAGAAAGTGGCGCAGGTCGTGAGCGCGTCTCAAAAGAGTTACACAATAAACACGACGCCAAAAAAGCAAGTCGAGATTGTCAAAAAACGACTGGAACCCGTCGAGCTTCCGCAGCCGATGAAGGATGGCCAACGGTTACACTTGCAAACGTGTTTTGAGCCTGCCGAACTGGTTGGGATTGTGCGCGGTGCTAACGAAACTGGAGAGGTGAAGACTAAGGGGTTTTTGCAAAATCCCGAACCCATTGAAGACTGGGAATACGGAACCTTCATCCGCGTTAACCCGATGAATCCCGACGGATTTGGAGACCGCGACGTTGCGTCATTTCGGCACGTTTTGCTGGAGTGCGACAAGACTAGCCTTGAGCTTCAGTGGGCCGCGTTTCTTGCTTCCAACCTTCCCATTTCCGTTGCCGTGTTTTCCGGCAAACGAAGCATCCACGCTTGGGTGCGCGTTGACGCCAAAAACGAGCAAGAGTACCGAGAACGGGCAAAAATGGCAGCGAATGCGGTTGACCAGTTTGAAGGTATCGAGGTGGATCGTGCAGTTCTCAATCCGTCGCGTTTTTCGCGGTTGGCAGGTATGACTAGGTTCGACCAGCGGCAAGACCTGCTAGCGATCAAAATTGGCGCAACAAACTGGGAATCGTGGGCGAATGCAACTGTCAACCAACAGGCGACGGTTGCAGAGTCAAAATTGGACGAAGTTAAGCCACTATTGGAAAACCGTTTTTTTTATAAGAAACACGGCAAAGATTTTTTGTACTGGCATCCAAACGGAAAAGTCGTGCCGCTGACGCAGGAGTCTACCAAGTTGTTTTTGGCCGACGAATTAGGCGAGGACTGCGACAAAAAGGCCATAACGACGCGGTTGAAGGACATTATGGTCAACCACGCGCTTGACTACGACGGGCCGCTTCCCGGCTACCGGATTGGAGTGCACGAGGAGCGCGGAAGTTTGCTTTTCTCGACGTCCGAGCCGAAAGTTTTGGAAGGGGTGCCACCGGCTGACGCGACGCCTGGGGTTGGTTGGGAAACGATTTACCAGCTATTGCAGGGGCTTTTTGTTCAATCCGACAATTTTGTGCCGTTGGGACACTTCATGGCGACACTTAAACAAAGCCGAGATTGTCTGCGCTTGGCACTGCAAGGCTACGGCGATACTCGGCAAGTTCGCAGTGGACAAGCAACTGTGCTTTGCGGGCCAAAGGCGTGCGGCAAATCATTTTTAATGAACCACGTGATTTCTCCGCTGCTGGGTGGGCGAAGCCAAGACGCACACAAAGCGTTTTCCAGCGGTTCCGAGGGATTTAACGGCGAATTACTTGGCGGCGAGGTTTGGATCGTTGATGACAAGGAGCACGCTTCAGACATCCGCACTCGTCGCCAGTTTGGAGCGTCTATCAAATCAATGCTATATTCCGGGCTGGTTGGTTTCCATGCGAAACACAAGACGCAGATTACCATTCGGCCATTTGCTAGACTCTTCATTCTTTGCAACGACCAGGACGATGCCGTCAAAGTGTTGCCACCGCTCACCACCGACATTCAGGATAAAATCCATCTTTTCCGATGTGGTTTTACAGCACCGGCAATGGAGACAAAGTCCAACGCGGATTGGGAAGCGTACGGCGAAAGGATCAAAAGCGAACTTCCAGCCTTCGCCGGTTGGCTAGACCAGCTCAAAATTGCTGACCGGTTCCTCGACAACCGCTCCGGCGTTGCCTGCTATCAAGACCCGTATGTTGTCAATCTGCTGGCTTCGCAGGCTCCAGAGCATGAATTAGCCCAACTGCTTGTGCAGGCTCTAGAAATGGGCATTCTGCGCAACCACGGGGCAATGCGTGCGTCTTCTATATTGGAAGACTTGCGGAAAAACGATACTTTGCAGCCATTGGCAAAAAACATTTTGCACGACGATGCCGCGATTTTGTCGCGGTATCTTGGCCGCATTGCCAACGACTCCAACCGCTACGAGACCGAAATGGGGCTGAGAGTTGCCAAGGGCAGGGTTACCCGCCCGATATGCGAGTGGGAGATCGAACTAGCAAACTAGCACAAGTTGGCCTATTCCTATACGTATACACATACTATATATAAAAATATTTTCCTTAAAAAAGTACCCAACTACTGCTAGAGTGCTAGCAAAACCCCATCAACTTACACTAAACCGCATGAAAACTGAGACAAACTGCGCAAATTGCAGAAAATTACAGCTAGAAATTGAGGCGTTAAACAATTTGTGCCTAAAGCTAGCAAACCGGAATGACAGGCTGGAAGCCATGCGCGACGCGTTGCGCCAGGCTGCGGTTGGCGAACTTTGCGGCATCGAAATTGGCGAGCCGGAAGATTTTGCGGGCATGGAAGAACGCGAATGACTCCGGCGTGGGCATTGGGCTGGGAGCCAGGAGAGTTGGCAGACCGGTTGTTGCTGGTCGGCGAGGATACCGCTTTAGTCTGGGCCGAAACCGATGAGCAAGTTTGGTATTGCGCCAAAATATTTGGCTGGACAGACGCTCAGATTCGACAGATTTTACGACAGCGCATTTGGTGGCGTAACAGATTCGGTAAACATACAAAATAAAAACGAACACAGAACAAGCATTGGTAGAGGAATTGGCAAGAGTGACCGCTGAGGCGCATGCTAAAGTTAAAAAACTTCAAGATGCATGTATCAAGGAATCTCAAGACAGAAAAGACATGAGAGCATGGTGGGAAGTAGCAATTAAAGAACGCAATGAAGCTCGCGCCGAGTTGCAGTTTTTAAAAACTCAAAATGCAAACTCGTGGATCGTGCAGACTCACCCAGAACCATCACGGTTGCTGATCGCTACCGCGCTAAAAGCCGGGTGGCTATCAAATCCTAACGCTGATTTTAAAAACGAGGATGACTCGTGGTGGATTGAGCAGGCAGATGCATTATTGGAGGCAGCGAAGGAGATCAAATGACTAACGACGAAATCAACCAAACCATTGCCGAGCTTACCTGCGCGTTTAAACACGACGGCATTGGACCGCTTTACCGCACACATGACGGCTGGGTACGTCATTGCCCGGACTATTGCGCGGATCTCAACGCCATGCACGAGGCTGAGAAGCACCTTGAGTTGGAAAAGTGGCCTGAGTACATCACGCTGCTTATCCGGCACAGCGACGAGGCGGTGCACGCTAGCGCACGGCAGAGGGCTGAGGCGTTCCTGCGGTACTACGGCAAGTGGTAGTTCTTGCCTAGCATGTAGGAAATTTTTGCCTAGTAGTATGATGCGATCCCTATTGGCCTACCCCATTAGGGAGTCTCCTAGAGTAAAAGTCCAACGGGGTGAGCTTCAGTCTTGTCCCGTTTTTTTGTGAACTAGGCAAAAGTTGCCGGTTGACAAACCTCAAGTAGGCAATTATTGCCTAGTGCATGGCTAGACCGCCCAAAGGAAAAATTGCATTAGAGCAAATTGCAAAGAAATTCAACGTCACCAAGCAAGCGGTGGCGAAATGGGTAAAAGCCGGATGTCCGACCGATTCGTTGGAGTCCGTTGACCAGTGGCGCAAAACCGCGCTGGCCGAGGCAGAAACACTCAACGATGTTAAACGGCGCAAGATCCTGTTGGAGTGCGAAAGGCTGGCAGTCATTGTTAAACGAGAGCACGGGGAGTTGATACTCCGCTCGGACGTCTACGAGGCAGGCGTAAAACTGGGGGCTACGTTGTCAGCGGAGATCCGGTCAGCGTGCGCGGATCTACCGGCGCAGCTTGTAGGACTTCCGGATGAAAACGCGGTGCGGGTTGTGCTTGATAAGCGGCTCAATCAGGTTCTTTCAAATTTCAAAACGCGAGCCATCGCATGACTAGCCTAGAACAAGGCCTTGCGGACGGCATCAACCTCAAATTTGACGGCGACCCCATTGACTGGCTTGAGCAGGTTGTGACGTTCCCACACTCGGCACGCTCAACAGCGTTTTTGCGTGCGCAAGCTCCGTGGTGGAACCAAATCATTCGCGATTACGCCGACCCGCACGTTCGACAAATTGTTGTGCAGGCATGCACGGGCGCAGGTAAATCTACATTGTTGGAGTCGCTTTCATGTTGGATAGTATCACATGATCCCGGTCCGACGCTGGCAATAACCCAGACAGATCAGACCTCGAAGGAATGGCTGGAAACGCGGTTGTCGCCGGTATTCAACGCCTGCGATCCGGTGCGGAAACTGATGCCAGCAAATCGGCACCACGTTCGCAAGGACGCGATTCTGTTTCCCCACATGCCGTTTTTGATGGGTGGTGCAAATGTTAGTAATGCGCAGGAAAAATCGGTGCGACATTTGTTTTTGGACGAGGCTTGGACGTACTCTGACCTGATCGGACAATTTAAGGCGCGACATCATGACCGTTTTGATCGCAAGACGCTGATTGTGTCGCAATCGTGGGAGTCTCCGCACGCGCTCGACGACGAGTATCAGAGCGGACAGCGGTTTTATTGGGCGTACAAGTGCGTATCATGCGGGCAGCTGGTGCGTCCAGAGTTCGTCAATATAAAGTACGACGAAGCCAAGAACGCGGATGGCGAATGGCAGTGGGGAGCGGTAATGCACAGCGTCCGGCATGAGTGCCCGCATTGCCAACATACGCTCCAAGACAACGCGACCGGCAGGCGTACACTGTGCGACAATTCAGACTGGCACGCCGAGGACGGCGACCACATGGCGGCTCATCGATCTTACCACATCCCGGCTCAGGCGGTTTGGTGGATTCGGTGGGCTGACCTCGTTGTGCAGTGGCTTCGTGCAAACGACGCCAAACACGTTGGCATGTTGGAGCCATTGAAGGACTTTCGCATGAAACGGCAGGCGCAACCATGGAAAGCTGTCGAGGAGTTGCCAAAGATTGACCTAGAGGCCAGCGATTATACCGCGGCAGGCATGGAGGGCGGGCAACAAATTTCCGACGAGTTTGACCGGATGATGACCATAGACGTCCAACAAGATCACTACTGGGCGGTGATCCGCGCTTGGACAAAGGATGGGACATCGCGACTTGTATTTGCAGGCAAAGTGCTAACCGAGACAGCGTTACGCGAAATTCAAACCAGACACAAGGTCAATGACCGGCGCACGTTTATGGACGCGGGCAACTCGTTTCACGGCACCGTGTACGACCGTTGCGCAAAATTCGGATGGCTGGCACTTATTGGCCGAGGGCAAGACAACTTCCTGGTACGCGAACCCAAGACCGGCAAAACTTATCGGCGACTTTATAACGACTGGGACAAGGTCATTGCGCCCACGACTCGCGGACCGGACGGAAAACGGCTCTGGGTGCTTTTTTCGTATTGGGCATCCGATCCAATCAAAGACATTCTAGCACGACTCAGGAACATAGGTGCGCCAACATGGGAATTCCCCAAAGACGTCGCCGAGGAGTACGTCAAGCATTTGAACTCCGAGGTCAAACGCGACACAGTGGACAAGGCCACCAAGCGCACCCGCAAACGCTGGACATTTGTAGGCAGGCCAAACCATTTATGGGACTGCGAGGCAATGCAAGTGTGTGCAGCTCTAATGCTTAAAATCCTGCCAGACGTTCACGAAGTGGAACTTGACGACGAGGCACAGACAGTGACAGAGTGACCGCCTGCTCGCGGTTTTAACCATCGGGGGATGACTGAGACCGCGAGTACAAGTGTGATTCGGAAAAGTGCCAGGAGAGACCGGCTCGCGTGCGCGATGTCCGACAAACTCTCCTGGCGTTTTTTGTGTGCACGAAAAAGCCTCACACACTTTTTAAGGCATGTGAGGCTGATCATCGTCTAAAACTGCCCCTTTCAGCTGCTAACTGAGAAGGGGACAGTCAAAGTTTCTGACGTGTGATCCTTGGACGGAATATACGTCGGAAACAGTGAATGTTCCTGACCATTGGCGCAAGCACTTTCTTGACATTTTTTGCGCTGTCGTTAATTTGTTAAGGGTCACTTGAGTGCTCCGCCCCACCCCTGCGTTGTGGTTTTCCATGTTTTTCCCACGACGCAGGGGTTTCCCTTTGCAGAATTTGCCTAGCTGCGGCAAGATTTGCCTATGCGGGCGCATCGGCTCATATTATCGCTTTTTCTAAGCCGCTCGACGGACGAGCTTTATGCGTTGCGTGATGGGAAGTTTGATTCCACCACCCAAGGGCAAGGCGTGATGATTTCTTCCGCTGTGAATGGATCTGCGTTTTCGTTTTACGCTGCAACCGCACTTTCGCCACTTGAAATAGCGCAATTCGCGCAACTGGCAATCGACCATAAAGAAAAAGGATGGTGCAGGCCGCAAACCCGCACGACTGTTCGGTTTATGTAAGTTATGGGCATACTATCCACCATACGTAACTTCTTTGGCACCGAGCAGGCGTTAAAGCCTAAGGCAGAGTACAATCGCTACCAAAATATGCGCCTTATTGAAGGCGGCTGGTGGGCAGAACGTCCGTATTGGCCTACGCACCAAAGGCCACTTGATAAAGAGGTTACGCTATCGGAGTACCGCGTGTTGGTAAGCGCGTCAAATCGGTTGTACTACAATTACGGCGCAATCACAAATTGCGTCAACGCTTTCGCACAGTACGTTGTTGGATCGAGCTTTAGCCCGGTATTCCAAGGCGCGGATAAAGAGTGGGGCGCACAAGCAGAGGCGTGGTTAAATGACTGGGTAAATGTTGCCTACACTGACGGTTCGACGTGGGCACAAGGTTTGTTGCGCGAGGTCATTATGCTGACCCGCGATGGCGATTGCGGCACGATTTTTACTGAAGCCAAGAGTGGGTTTCCACTGTTGCAACAGGTTGCATGGCACCAGATTTGCAGCCGTGACGGCGTTGAAGAAGTGCAGTCTGGGCCGTTTAAGGGTTATCACCAGTGGAACGGGGTGATCAAAAATGCTGAAGGTCGTCCTATTGGCTACCGCTTAATTGGCCCAACGCCAGAGCAAGACCGTGATATTTCAGCCGCCAATATGCAGCTCACAATGGAAAGCGTTGCGCCTGATCAATCTCGCGGCTTTCCGGCGTTCACTGCGGCCATCCGCGACTTGCGCACGACGCTAAACATTGGCAATAACATTCGGCAGGCTGCGGAATTAGCTTCTACGCTGGGACTTATTGTCCACAACGAGATGGGTATGGCTGATCCGCTTGATCCAGCATACGCACTTAACGACATGCCAGCGGTTGGGCAGTCCGGGCTGTTAGTCGAAGAACGCATGGGTGGTTCTATTCAATACTTTAGGGCTGGTGCCGGTGAAAAACTGGAGCAGCTTGAAAACAAGATTCCCACCGAAGCCACAGACCGGCTTGTTGAGCGGTTGCTGCGTAACGCCATGTTAGCCGGTGGATTCCCGCCTGAGTTTTTCTGGAAACCCGGCCTTGGGGGTGCCGATACGCGAATGGTCATCGAACAGGTGAACCGCAAAATCCAGCGCACACAGCACTTGCTACGAGTTGCAGGACGTCGCCGAATTGGTTACGCGGTATCCAAAGCCATTAAGCTCGGACAGTTGCCACCGTACAAAGGCGCGGATGCTGGCGGATTTTTGAAATGGACGTTCACACGTCCCGCAATTTTGACGGCTGATCAAGGTTACGCAAACGCAGCGGCACTAGACGCTTACCGCTCAGGTCTGCGCACCATGACGGACATCGTCGGCGAGGGAGGTCACACATTGGAGCAACATCTCGACCTTCGAGAGAAGGAAGGCCTTGCAATCCGCGAGCGGATGCAGCGTTCCGGCCTGCCGCTTGACGCCTTTGTCACCGTAACACCTAACGGAAACCCACAGAATGAAGCTGGCACGAGTTCTTAGCAAAATTAACCTGCGACCCTGGGCCATTGAAGAGGGCGGGCAACGTGCTGTTGCTGCGTTACTCAAGGCCAAGCTCGCACGCGCAGAAGACGATAACGAAAAACCTGAGATTGAGCCGTTTGTGAATGTCCGCAAACCCATGTATATGGACGGACAAGGCATCGCGCACATCCATATTGATGGCGTAATGGCCAAAGGCATCTCCAAACTGGAAGCCATCTGTGGAGGCTATGACTACGAGTGGCTAGAGCAAGATTTGAACGAGGCCAACGAGCAAGGGTGCCGCGGCGTCTGGATTGAATTTGATACACCCGGCGGCTCGTGTGAGGGGCTTGCTGAATGCGCTGACATAATCGCGGAAACTGCTCGCCGAGTGCCGGTTGTAGCGTGGACTGATCAGACTATCGCGTCTGCTGGGTACTTTTTGGCGTCGTCCTGCACCAAAATCTTTGCGTCCCGCTCGGCAATGGTTGGTAGCATTGGTGTCATCATTGGCTGGATCGACGCAAGCATGGCATGGCAAGCCGAAGGACTGCGCTGGGATCCGGTTATTAGCGGGCCTTTGAAAGGTGCAGGCATGGGGCCAAGCCTAACGCCAGAGCAACGCGCAAGCCTGCAACGGTTGGTGGATGATAGTTATAACCTGTTTAAGGATAACATTTTGCGCAACCGCAGAGTGCCAGATGAAGCTATGCAGGGTGAGCTTTATTTGTCAGGCCGCGCAAAGTCTTACAATTTGATTGACTCCAACCAGTTGACCGAACAGCAGGCCTATGAGACTTTGGTGTCATTAGTTGGCTAATTTTTATGGACAACCTACCTGAAACTTTGGCAGACGCGCTTGCGGCACTGACCAAGATGAACGCAGATTACACTGCGCTTGAAACGCTTGCGACTGATGCAGGCACACAGCTTTCCGAGGTCAAACAACAGCACGCCGCCGTTCAAATGGCTTACGATGCGTTGACCAAATCGAACGAGGCTCTTGTAGCTCAGGTTGCTGAGTTGCAGGCCAAGTTCAACGAGTTGAAGACTCAAGAAGCTGATGCAAACGCAAAAGCTGTTGAAATTGTTGCCGCTCTAGGCGTTGAGCCTATTGCGGTTGTAACCGAAACCCAAAACCCAACTCAGAAACAAACGCTGGCCGAACGCCTTGATGGCGTCACCGATCCGCGTAAGCGTGGCGAAATCCGCGCTGAATTCCTCAAAACTCTTTAATCTTACTTAGCTTATGTCCAACCAGTTAGGAACACTTAATAGTGCACTGATCCTTCAGGAAGCACTGTCCCTCGTTTACACGATCCGTCCCGAATTGAAGTCGATCACCCTCGACCTTGATCCGATGGGCGCACTTCAAAATCAGACAATTATTACTCGTCTGAAAACCATCCCAACGGTTGTTAACGGAACGGACGCAATTCCCGACGTAACAACTACGGACGTCCCCGTCACTTTGTCTTACGACAAAAAAGTTGGCGCGACGTTTACCGCTGCGCAGCTTAACTCGACGAACCGTAACCTGATCCGCGAAATGGCCGAGCCTATCGCTCGCGCTATGGCCAACCAGATGGTTGACTCCGTTGCCGCGCTTTGGACGACCACAAACTTCACTAACGAAACTGTGCAGGCTAGCCCCGATTACACGACGCTTGTTGCGTTGCGTAAGGCGTTGGTGTCTCGCGGTATCCATGGTGACCGTTACGCCGCGGTATCTCCGGGTGTCTATGAGCTTTTGCTTGAAGATCCTCGCTGTAATCGCTTCTACAAGGCATTCTTGGCTCCCGGCACCGATCCTATTGAGCAGGGCGAATTGATTCAGACTGCTGGCTTTGCTCGTATCTTTGAATATCCCGCGATCCCTCTGGATAATCACATGATCGGTTTTGCAGGCACCAAGGAAAGCGTCATCCTTGCCTCCCGTCCTCCGCTTGATCCTCGTGAAGCGTTTGGAGCTGGTGGAGTTCCGTTCCCCGGTAACTTCGAGATCGTGTCCGATCCAGTCACCGGCATGAGCGCGGCGGCAGTTGAGTACATTGATCCCGGCACGTTGGCCTGCACGGTTTATTTGAAGTGGATCTACGGCGTTGCCAAGGGCAATCCTGATGCCGGTCAGCGTTTGGTAAGTTCTGCAAACTAAGCGCATGAGCGTCCATTTAGTCATTTCCCATACCACCACCGGAGAGATCCGGCTCGATTACCTCGGGCCGGATCGTCTGGCGGCGCAAAACGCTTACGCTGCGGCACCTGGACCAGGCGTGGTACTCAAAGAGTACTGTCCTTATATTCAAAGCCAGCAGCGCAAGAAATTTGCGGTTCAAATCGAGCCAGAACTCGATGAACCGCTCAAGAAACGCAAGTAATGGTTGCAACTTTCACCCAAATAAATCAGGCAGCTTTAGCGGCTTCCGTTGCATTTGTTGGGGTGGAATTTGTGCATGACGGCGTTACTCGGCGCGGAATAGTCAATTACTTAAACACCAGTGAGGTAATCGACTTTGGAGGCTTCCAAAGCCACCTAAGCGCGACAAT